TGGCGAAATGTGGTATAAGATAATTAACAGTGGGTTAAAAACAAGGACAAAAAGAAATAAGTTAGAAATTAACATAACTAAAGAATATATTAATGAACTTTTTATACAACAAGAAAGTAAATGTAAATTAAGTGGTCTTAAGATTACACTACCAAATTCTTGGAAGGACAATACATATACCGCATCTTTAGACAGAATTGATAGTGATAAAGGATATATAATAGGAAATGTCCAATGGGTACACAAACATATAAATGTAATGAAGAATACATTTCCACAAGAAATGTTTATTTATTTCTGTATTAAAGTATCAGAACAAAATGAATACCGAGAAATTACCACAAATGAAATTAACCATTTCAAATGGGGACTCAATCACAAATACAAATCTTCCTGATTTTTATATTGAAGATGGAAAATATGTCTTCACAAAAGAGTTTCATTTAAAACGAGGAAGTTGTTGTGGTAACGGATGTAAAAATTGTCCTTACTTTCCTCGTCACAAAAAAGGAAACACAACTATATTTATTGAAAATGGCTAATGGTGTAACATATGGTGTAAATTTTCCTTTTGTGGATTCTTTGGTTGGTGACTACGTATCACTTTCTCAAAATCCTGACCAAGAGATTAGAAGTAGTTTAATTCATTTACTTTTGACTAGAAAAGGAAGTCGTTATTATTTACCAAATTTCGGTTCAAGACTTTATGAATTTATTTTTGAGCCGTTTGATGGAATTACTTTTGAAGCGGTTAAAGATGATATTAGAGATACGGTTTCTGAATTTATACCTAATCTAACAATAAATGATATTATTGTTTTACCATATGATGAATATGAAAAAGAATATGGTTCATTGGGTAGTGTTAATTATGAAAATTTAGGAAACGGTGTTTATAGGGTTGCGGGTAGAGGAACAACAGAATACACAGCTAAAATAAGAATTGAATACACAATAACTGACAATACGTTTCAAACAAGAGACTTTATAATTATTAATATATAACATGGCACAAAGAAGAATATCATATACCGTAAGAGATTTTGCGGCAATAAGACAAGAACTTATTGATTATACAAGGAAATATTATCCTGATATTGTACAAAATTTTAATGACGCATCCATATTCTCAGTTTTTTTGGATTTAAACGCTGCGGTTACAGATAACCTTCACTATCACATTGATAGAAGTATTCAAGAAACAGTTTTAGAATTTGCACAACAAAGAAGTTCTTTGTATAATATCGCAAGAACATATGGATTAAAAATACCTGGTAATAGACCTTCAGTTGCGGTTTGTGATATTACAATTAATGTTCCCGTTTCAGGTGACAGACCAAACGTGAATTACATGGGTACCATTAAAGCTGGGTCACAATTTGTTGGTGCGGGACAAAACTTTGAAAATTTAACTGATATTGTTTTTTCAAGTCAGTATAGCTCATCAGGACAACCCAATCAAAAAGTAATTCCTGTATTAGATACTAATAATAGAGTTATAAGTTATAACATTACAAAAAGAGAAATTTTAGTTAATGGTATCACTAAAGTATTTAAAAAAGTTGTTACACAGGCAGACGCAGTACCATTCCTACAATTATTTTTACCTGAAAGAAACGTATTAAATGTTACATCAATAATTCAAAAAGACGGTATTAATTATCAAAACGTTCCACCATATTCTGATTTTATATCACCTGATGGAAAATGGTATGAAGTTCCAGCTTTGGCTGAATCAAGAGTTTTTATACCATACGCTGGTAAAACCGCAAGTCAAGGTATCACACCTGGTATATTTGTGGATACTAATAATAGATACATTACAGAGTTTACACCTGAAAACTTCATGAAAATAACTTTTGGAGGTGCAAATACAACCGCAGACCAACAATTGGCTCAGTTTGTCCAAACAGGTGTAGTTCCAAGAATTAACGATTATCAAAATAATATTAATCTTGGTTTAATACCAACACCAAACACAACTTTATTTGTTCAGTATAGAGTTGGTGGTGGATTAGAAAGTAATGTGGGTGTAAATGTTATTAACACAATAGGTAATTTAGATATGGTGTTTAACGGACAGACAAACGCAGCTGAACAAGCTAGAGTAGTGAGTTCCGTTCAGGTAACAAACGTTACTGCAGCAGTTGGAGGTTCTAACCCTCCATCAATAGAGGAAGTAAGAAATTTAGTTACATTTAATTTTAGTTCACAAAACAGAGCGGTTACGATTGGTGACTACTACGCATTGATAAATAAAATGCCTGGTATATATGGTGTACCTGCTAAGGTTGGTGTGTTAGAATTAAACAACCAAATTTATATAGCACTTTTAAGTCAGGATACTAACGGTAAAATGACACAACTTGTACCTGAAGTATTAAAAGAAAACATTAGAACTTATTTGAACGATTTTAGAATGACCAACGATAGTTTAACAGTACAAACCGCAAAAGTTATTGACCTAAGGTTTGATGTTTCTGTCACATTAGAAAAATCAACAAATCAAAATGCGATTATTGCGGATATAATTGACACCATAGCATCTTATATGACACCGTTAGGAAGAGAACTTGGACAAAATGTGATAGTATCTGAAATAAGAAAAATAGTACAAGAACTTAGAGGTGTTGTATCAGTATCAGATATTAAAGTGTTTAATATGGTGGGGGGAAAATACTCAAGTTCACAAACCGCACAGGCGTATCAAGATGTTGCAACTAAAGAAATAAGATTAATTGACGACACTATATTTGCACAACCAACAGAATTTTATCAAATAAGATATGATAACACCGATATTGGTGTTAGAGTAAAACAATAATATTCACAAGGTTCTTTCTTAAACTACTATTGAAAATAGACAACAAACTATTTATCAAAAAGTAAGTATGACAAAATCATATAGATTAAGAACAAAAGTAGATTCACAAGCTGAAGACCAAGAACTTAGAGTTAATATTGACCAAGATTTTGATTTCTTGGAAATTCTTTCATTAAAATTAACTCAAAGCGACGTTTATAGACGATTTTGTGCCGACTATGGCGTTATTGCAGGTCGTGTAGTTGCAAACGGTGGATTCGGTATTCCAAATGCCAAAGTATCTATATTTGTTCCAATACAAACCGAAGACATAAACAATCCTGTTATTAGTTCACTATATCCTTACACATCTATTTCAGACAAAAATGAAGATGGATATAGATATAATTTGTTACCTTACGAACCATCATATGAAGGGCACGTACCAACAGGAACATTCCCAAGTAGAGAAGATGTACTTAATAGAAAAGAAGTTTTAGAAATATATGAAAAATATTATAAGTACACTGTAAAGACAAACGAATCTGGTGACTATATGATAGTTGGTGTACCAATAGGAGACCAACAAATTATTGTAGATGTTGATTTATCAGACATGGGTTGTTTTTCTTTACGTCCATCAGATTTGATTAGAATGGGTAGGGCAACAAGAGAACAATTTGATGGGAATAATTTTAGAAGTTCTACCGATTTAGCGTCTTTACCACAGATTGTTAATTTTACAAGAAATGTAAACGTTTCTTCTTTTTGGGGTGAAGCTGTTGAATGTCAAATAGGTGTAACAAGAGTTGATTTTGATTTAAGGGATTTAAATATTAATATCGAACCTACCGCTCTTTTTATGGGTTCAATATTTTCATCAAGTGATGAAGATTATTTAAAAAATAATTGTAAACCAAAAACAGAACAAGGTGATTTATGTGGATTAGTAACAGGTCCAGGTACCTTATTAGCCATTAGACAAACAATTAATTTAGACACTGAGGGTAGGCCGATTTTGGAACAATATTCATTACCATCAGGTGGTAAAGTTATTGATGAAAACGGAGCCTTTGTTGTTGATGTTCCAATGAACTTAGAATATCTAACAACTGATGAGTATGGTAATTTTGTTGTGTCACAAGACCCAAGAGTCGGTATACCATCTAAAGCCAAATACAGATTCAAAGTAAAATATGATAGTGCAGAAAAAGACATTGCAACATTAAGACCAACATCTCCAATTATTAATAATAATTTTATTAACTTAGACGCATTTTCACCAAAAGGAAGTGTATTAAGAGGTAATTTTCTTGTACCCAATATAAAAGAATACGGTTGGACTGGAGGTGCTGGCTCACCACTTGTTGACCCAGCGACTAAAGAAAATTTATATAAAAACGAATTAATTACTTTAGAGTTTACTAACAGTGAAATAGAACAAGAGTTATCTTTTATTGCTGGTAATAACGCATCATATAGAATCCAAAATATGTCAGGAGCGACAGGTGTAAGAATTCAAATTAATGATGTTATTGACAATACTAAATGGATTGATACACCAAACGGAGGCACTATAAAAATTACAGCAATTAAAAAGACCGAGATTGTAAATATAAACGGTGTAGACGTTGAACAACCTGTAAGGGCAAAAATAACACTAAGAAAATTTGATTATGATTATTCTTTATTTCAAAGGTCATATTCATTTAGT